CTCCCATTCAAGGACCCAAAGGGTCCTAGTCAGCGCACTTAGGCGCTGCCACGTAGGCCAAGGATTTCGGCCGAATCACTGAAGCCCTACAGGGCCACAGTGTTAGGTGGACCCTTCGGCTTCTGGCTATTACCACCAGGGGCCGAAAGAATCCCACTGCCACACTGGTGCGTTCACACGCACCAATCGCCCTTTCCCGGGGGTTCTGTCTGGAAGACAGCCGGAAAAGTGCGACCCTCCAACATCTGCGAACCCATCTTTGACCCAGCCTTGAGAAGGCATGGGACCGAGGGCTCGCAGGATTGCTGGTTCATACCTGTCAACGATTTTCTTCTTGACTGCTTCACGGAAACCCGTGAAGTAGAACGGGCCCCCTTGCGGGGCGCGTTGAGGACAAGCCTCATCAAGATCTCCGAAGAGCGACATGTCCCCCACCCCGTCGGGGCAAGAAACATGTCGCATCTCGGGAGGTAAAATCGAGACAAGGAACTGGTACACCGGAAGGAACCGGCCATCCAATCCCCAACCCACGCGTCGAGACCACCTTCGTACGGAATTAGCGGCCCAAATCAAGCGGGTAGGTCTGTCTATATCCTTGCGAACATAGAAAGGTGTAACGTCGTCCCCAAGAAAGTAGTGTTTTCCACAACTCTCTCGGAACGGACCTGAGAAAAAGGTCTTCTTGCCGTTAACGGAAAAACCGCAAAACGACAGGAGCTCTTCAACCCAGCCGAAGACTGCTGTGGGGACAATTATATCATCCCCATAGACAGCCAGACGACGCTCCTTGCCATGGTAGTGATCCATCACAGCCGAACATAGAGCCCAAAAGATCAAGGACTCGAGTTCGAAAGTGTAGGCATTCCCCATGGACGACCACTTCTGGTAAGTAACTATTTCACCAGAAGGGAGAATCCCTTTCGGACTTCGGCACTGCTCAAGTGCCTCTTCCCAATCAGGAGGTAGCAAACGGCGTACTAACTCTATAGAAACAGAGTCGGACGCCGCACTCAGATCAATCGTACACAATGACCCAAGCAATGAACCCTCTTTAGCCAGACGTTGATTTCTCGTCTGGTCATCGAGATCCACTCCTACCCGCTTCAACTTACGCCGTATCAAACGGCCGATCCCCTGCTGAACATAACTATTCAACAGAGGTTCCGCCGCGATCGTACGATCGGTCTTAGCGTTCTTCGGAACAGTGACAACGCGATTTCCTTCGACGATACTAATGTGATCACGAGCGATAATGTGACCACCTGGCATCGCAAAAGGAGCTCCGGGATCAATTCCCGCCAGGCAGGTGTACCACCTGGGTAGCTGTGCAATTGCACAGCCTGCTAGCACCGCGCAACCTTGTGTTGCGGAGGGACTCTCGTCCCCGTACTTATAGTACGCATCTCCGATCAGTTTCGGGGTCGTCGCCGACGCACCTGGACCAAATCGGAACAGCAGTGAGGCATCGTCCCAAGAAAAGGGACCAAGTGCAGCAGCGATTTTATACCGAGCAGCCTCCAATAGGCTGTCAGCGGTGAGGGTAGTAATTCCCTCACCTCGCATGCTGCGAAGACGAATATTCGTCTCCTCACACTTCCGCTCGCTTTCCTGGAATTTCTCCAGGGCGACCGCCTGCCGATCAATGCCGATATCCCAATCAGGGTATTTCGACATCAACTCGGCGCACAAATAGGAGTCCCTGAACGACCCAGCATCCGTGTATCCCGAAGGATCGACGGAGAGGTCAACCAAGTCCTTATACCTGTGTTGGAGCAAAAGGCTCCAAGCAGTCTCAGCGACGCGTCCCTCGCAGCCGGAATACACCCCGAATGCGAAGGCAAAGCTGGCACTGTCCACGCGACGATCCAACAGGGATCTCCCGTTGGGTCTTCTTACCCGCGGATTTTTGTTTCCGTGAGATAGCTTCATCAGGTTTTCCTTGAGTGAAGTTGCCGTTTCTGATCAAATCGATCAGGAATTTCGCTTCCATTTTAAGTCCCTGAATGGGACCACTGCAGCGGTTAAGCCGATGCAGTGGGAGGCGTGAAGGCCACGAACGCGTCGTGGAACTCGGTGCTTGAAACCAGGTCAATAAACCTGGCAAGAGCATCTTCCTTCTCGGCAGAAGACGAGCTTCCGTCGATGTCTGCGTAGGCGGTTACGGTCACAGACCGCAAAACCGTCCCCGCGCAGCCACAAACGGAATCTTCCGTCGCAACGATCGGTACATCCAGGCGCACGCCGACCCGTCCACGTTTCGTGGAAGTAGGGTCTACAATGCTCAAGGACACATTCGAGAAGGAGTTGTAAATACCTCCATCTCGATTGACCCAAAAAGCAGTGCCATTCGAATCAATCCGACTGGCACCGTAGACCTTAGTGTTGAGCGTGAGATTAACAAACGCCATGTTGTATTTCCTTTCAATTGTCAAACGGTTAAGGGGATCATCCCCAAAGGAGGAATCAGTCTCGCCAGTTGGACGCAAAAAGCGCCAGAGCTAGTGAGATATGACGCCCGTCATCCGGAAATGGGTTTTTAAACCCAAACCAGGGCATGGGACTGCTTTCATACAGACTCCGGGAGAAATTCCACCCGGACCCGATCGGAAACTGGCCATAAGAGCCAGCTTCCCAGTATGGAGAGGAATTCACTATCCTCCCATCAGTCACCTCGCGACGCACCATAGTTGACAGCGTCCCGCACTTGAACAAGTAACCATAATCGGCGTCCATAAGGTTAAGGACGGTCCCGATATTGGCAGCCCAATCAAGTACGAAACTATAAGGCATCAACTCCCAGACGGTTGCCAAGGGGGAAAGAACCCCCAAGGAACTCAGCGAAGCAATCAGATCATTATCAAGCACATAATCTAAGCGAACAAACGCTTTGTGCTGATCTTCTTGCTGAACGGAGATGTTAACATCGGCGATCGCACCGAGCATTTCTACTCGGCGACGATCAACGAGCTTCGCAGCACCTTTCACCGTGACCCAAGGGTTACGGCTGTTGTTGCGATCAATGAGCGCAGAAGTTGCGTCATGAACATCTTGCAATAATGGCGAAACGCCATACATGTATTCGAGGTAGAGCTCAGGCAAAGCATAGCCTAAGTTCTTCCTTCGACCGCCGCTGAACAACTCTCTGAGGTCAGGAATGCGACCCTTACGGATCGCCTTCCAACCCTTACCAACACGCGCGAGCGTGCTAGCAAACAACTCCAAGGTTTCGTGACGCTCCCCAAACATATTGCCAAGGGAGACTTTCTGTCGCTTTAAATTGGACAACGCCTTATTTAAGGCACGTCCGACGACATCATCACGAGGTTCTGGAGCAGCAAAGTTAGTTGTACCCTGCTGAGGTAAATAAGAACCATCTGGAAAGAGGTTCTCCTGAGCAGGATCGGAAACACCGGGCTTAGTTGTAGCAAACACGGTCATTCCGGCCGGGTTAGGCGCGCATACTACTCCCGAATTGTACCACGGGGAAGGATCTCTCCATCCGAGCGGACTTTTCGGGTGCACAATACCACCAGGAGAATGTCTCTCGACAGCCTCCCAACACGGGAATTGTAAGCCTCCCAAGTCTTGGTAGTTAGGATCTCCGACATAACGCCAGAGAGGTTGTACACCAGCTGAGGGAATAAGCTGACCCGAAATGTTTATGGGTTGTCTCATCCCTCAGTCTCCTGTGCAAGTGAAGTAATATGGAACCAGACATCCAGTGTTTAGGATGCGCCAGTTCATCGGCGAGAACCACCCGTTAGG